CGGAATTAAAAGTTCCTTCACGTATAGATGTAGGAATCGGTGAAAATTGGGGTAAAGCTAAGTAGAAGAGCGCGAGATGGGTCGCGCTCACAACTAAGGTAACTCAAGTATAAACACAATTTTATTGTCCTGCAAGAGGATTATTAAGAGCACGTTCAAGAAGTTTAATAATTCTATCTTCAAGTTCTTTTAGTTTGACATCTATAGCTTCATTACGTCTATTAGCATCAGATTCTATAGCCGTACGCTTACCGTCAAAGCGATCCTCAGCGTGCTGTATCAACGTTCTTACGTCGTTCTCTGCTGTACGTTGACTGCCTCGTATTTCTTGTTCCGTGGTTCTCGATCTCTTATCCACGTTAGCTATAGCATCCATAACTTGATTTATATCCTTACGCAGTTCATTACGAATATCCCTAGCATCACCTTGAGCCGCTTGCACAAGTTCTAATGCAGTTGATATTTCTGACTGTAACAACGTATTCATATTAGTAATTTCGTTTTCTATTTTAATTTCTAAACTTTCTATTTTTTCATTTGTCACATTAACCGTTGTATTAAAATCGCTTAATTGTTTTTGAAATCCACTTAAATCAGGAGCTGTGTAATTTGCTATCTTGTCTTCCATAGCAACCCATCGGGCATACCCTTCAAATCCTGCCCATATTGCTCCACCTATTGTACCTAGTAATGGGAATATCAATAATAGCTTACCCCCTTTTACTTTAATTCCTTTGTATTCTACTTCATTACTCATATTGGGCTCCTAGCATTTTTTCAAAGACCAAGCTATCTCTCACGCCAAAATAATTTGCTAAAGGATCTTGTAACATAGTATTTGCATATATTTCTTTTGATTCATACCAGGTAGGTTGCACTTGTGTTGGCACTTGTTGATATGTTTTAATGTCTGCACCCAGAGCATTAACCAATGCTAATGTTGTTAATTGTGCTACGGCATCATATTGACTATCAAAACTTTGCATAATCTCTTTAGCTTTTTCTTGTTTAGCTTCTTGTTTTTTTGTAGGCTTTTCATCTTCAGCTTTAGCTTCTTTAATTTCTTCTTTTGGTTCTTCTTTGGCCTCTATTTTTTCTTCAGTTTCTGTTTTTTCTGCTACTTCTTTCTCTTCGACAGGTTCTTCTGTTTTTTCTTCAACTATTTCTTTCGGTTCCTCTTTAGGCTCGTTTACAGGCTCGTCAGACGCTGTTGTTTCTGTGATAGGTTCTTCTTCCTTAACTTCCTCTACAGGTTCTCCTGGCTCATTTACAGGGGACGAAATTTCTTGAGAAGGGCTCTCAGGTTCAGTTTCGGGCTCAACTACTACTATTTCAGGTTCAGGCTGTGATTCTACCTGGGTTGTTTCTGGTTGTGCTACTTCTACTATCATAACCTCTTGTATTTCTTCTGTAATAGTTTCAACTGTTGCTACAGGTTCGCCAACATTTAATGTAGGTGTAAATCCAGCATCATCTATTGTTTGTATTTCTATAGGTGCAACAGTAGTAGTTAAATCTACATCAGGTAGATCTATAGTCATAATAGCTATCTCAGGTATTTCTGGTGTTACAGGTTCTGGATCTATTGCATTTGTAGTAACAACAGGGGTATTTAAAATATTAGTCGCTGTATTATTAATTTCTGTTTGTATAATTTGGTAAAATATTTCTTCTGTTATTTGTGTAGTTATATAGTTATAATTAACTAACAATTCTACATTATCAAAATAATAATTTTTAGCTCCTCCTACAGATACAAACAATTTATCCAATCCTCCTGCAAAATCATAGTTACCTGCATAATTGTAAGAAGTATTAGAATTATGGTTGTTGTAAGCAAAATCTGTTTTATCAGTCCATAATAAAACATTGTCATTATAACCTTTTAATTCAAAATACATAGAAGAATTAGATTGTGAGTGCCAACCATCTAAATTCCAATTTAACGCTCCCCCATCTTCTATATGAAACTGTGATATATTTATATTTTGTTGAAACGTAGTTAATGTATTTGACGTGCCTTTAGCACACCTGCCACCACCACTAAACTGTGAAGGACAATTTAGCATACTAGCAGATCCGATTCCCCCCCAATCCTGATCCATATCTCCCTCGTACCTAGTGGCTACGATACCTGTATCTCCGTCTAATATATCGCCTGTTGTTTTATTTTCAATAGTTGTTGTTGTGGTTGTAGTTGTAGTAACTTCTAAATCACCTTGTATTTCTGTTTCAGAAGTAGAAGTAGAAGTTGTGCTTTCATCTTGCATTTGAGCATTAGAGGAAAAGCAATATAAGTAAAACACTAAAAATACCCAAAGCACTTTCATCATTCACTAGCTCCTCTTCTTTAACATTTTCTTTTACCCATCTATCATAATCAGGTCTTTTATCTGGGTTTTCAGCCCAACCTTTTGCAGCTTCTAAACCAATTTTTCCATAATACGGACACGGTGTACCCGCCATTTCCATACTCGCAAACACCCTTTCGTCCTGACACAACATGGCTACAGCACCAACTTTCATACCCATAGCAAACAGTGCTCTCGATAATTTAAGTCTTTCACAATTTAAATCTCTTATAGAACCACCACCGGCTAAACCTAAGATTTGTGTTTGTAACGCAGCACTAGCAGCAAAACTACAGACATCTTGATTGTTAATAACTACACTAGGCGCAGAAGCGGTACCAGGAGTACGATCTACGGTCGTAGTTCCACTGACCGTGGATGATGTAGAAGACACCGTGTTTGTCTGTGCATATCCGGTGCTACATAACGTAAGTAAAGCTAAAAAAATAGCTACAATTAATATTGCTAATAATTTGTTCATCATTACTCAACCCAAACTCCATATTCCATCAACTTAGCCAAACGTTCGCTTCGTGACTTTACTTGAGCTGCCCAAGCACTTGACCGCATTTGATTGGAAGCTTCTACCCAGTTTTTATCTTGTAAAGCTTGAAACATTTTCGGCCATTTGTCAGGGTTAAATCGTGTTAATCCCATATTAAATAGCATATCTAATAAGACTGCCTGGCGTGTACTATCCAGTTCATTATAAATATCCCAGGATTTAGCTTCCTGTTCTACACGATCTATATCCGCATGTAACATGAACCGTGCTTCTTCTTCCGATATTCCTAAACCATCGCCTGCAACATTTCGACCAACGCCAATGGTCGGGTGTCCCTGGGCCACGTCCCCTTTACTAAGGTTTTTTCCTGTCGCATCATCGTACACTTTTAACTTCATACCTTCATGAAGGATTAACATATTAGCAAGTTTGGTACGATCTATTGGCATTAGTTACGTAATCCTAAAAGTTTTTCTCGTTCTATTTGTCTTAAAAATTCTAAATTTGCTTTAGGGGTCGCCGCTCGATACATAGGAAAATCGGTTCCGCTATCTTGTTGTGTTACGTTTTCAACTATTGTTTCTGAAGCTGAAGGAACTCTTACCGAGTTTTCTTGAGGTGTATTTATTTGATTGGCTAATATACCTGCTGTTGTTGAAGCGTCTTTGGTTGCTTCTTGATATTGTTGAAGATAAAATTGTCTTACTATGGTGTTTATAGTTTGACGTAATTGTAAAGGCACTGATTCTTGAGCAACTTGAGACATAAGCCATCTATTATCTCCTACATCTACACCTAATTCTTTTGCTGTATTGTATATTCTTGCATTTGTACGAGGATTAGTTAAAAGTTTTAACACGCCTTTGCTACGAAGAATACGAGGCATAATTACCATTGCAGCTGCACCAGCTGCAATAGGAATTAATCCTAAGCCACCTGTAAAAATAGCAGCAGCAACAGAACCTCCAATAGCTGCGGCATAAGCTGCAGCTGCTAATCCTGCTTTTCCTACATAAGATTTTGTAGTTGCTCGCATAGCTTGTTGACCAAATAATTTTAAATCTTTAACAAACCCTTTTCCTAACGCTTCATTGCCTTCACCAAATATTTCTATTAAACCTCTTTCGTTATTATTAATAGCTTTTAAAAGAGCATTTCCAAATTCAGCATTTTGCAAAGTAGTAGTGTTAATTCCTTCTGGAAAAGCTTCATTAAATATTCTTTCCATTGCATTTTGTTTTATACCATTATTACCATTCATAACTTGATCAAAAGTTGGCCTGTTTACATTAGCAGGTAATTTATCCCAAGCAGTTTTAAATTTTTTAAAATCTTGTGGACTTTTTAATAACTTTGTAACTAATTGAGGAACACTATCAATTTCTCCTGTAGCCATAGCTTTAGTTAAAGTATTTGAGGCTATTTGTTCAGAAGTAGCTACTTCTCTCTGTAATGTCTCTACTAATTCTCTAGCTGTTATTTGGTTAATATTACTAGCGTTTAAACTTCTTAATGCTTCTCTATCAGACAATAAAAAAGCATCGTCTTGTAAATTTCTTAATGCTTTAACAGTGCCGGGTTTAAATAAAGTGTTTTGTAATTCAGGACCAAGAATCCTAAAAGCATTAAAAAATCCTACAGGATCTACAGCTGCTTTACTACTTGTTGTAACTAAAGTGTTTTGCACCCATTGGTTAGCAAGGTTTGCTACAAATGCTTCTTTTAGTAAAGGATCGCGAGTGTTTTGTTGGATCATGTTTTCTAACATTGAAGCTTTATTAGAAGTTATGTTTACAAAAGCAGTGTCATCTTTTCTTCCTTGTTTAACCGCTTCAATTGCATATTTTTCAAAAGGTTGAATAAGTTTTTTATCAATACCAGATTCTTTTAATAAACTATTAAAACCAGCAGTGTCTCCTACTTCAGCTAAAGATTTTAAATCTTGTAATACACTTTTACTTAAATTACGAACTGGGTTTGTTCCCACATCATCAGCAAAAGTAAGAGCATTTAAAAATTGTTTTAAATATAAAGGTTTTCCAGGCTGTATAAGAAGTTCTGCTACTTTACTCATATCTACTGTGCCACCAGCATTAATATTAGCTTTTAAAGCTTCAATTTCCGGTTTAAGAAATACTTTAGCTCCATCAGCATAATATTTATTTGCATCGCGCAACATTTGAAAACCTGCTTGTTCTGCATCAATAGTTTGATTGGTTACTCCAGCAGCACGTCTTGCACCGCCTCTAGAAGTTAATGTTTTAAATCCTTCTGTTTCTGCGCGTGTAAGAAGATTAGTTATTTCATCCGTAAACTCTTTAAGAAGAGGACCTGTGTTTGAAGAAATTTCTCTCACCGCTTCAGTGCTTTTTAAAGTTTGTAAATTATTACGCAACTCATTTAATTGAGAATAAGATAAATTTGTCTTAGGACCAAGAGTTTTTAGTTGTGCCTCTATAGATTTTATCTGAGCAGCTTTTTCTGCTGAAGGTCTTCCTACAGTTTTTAATCCTGATAATTGTAATGTTAAATCATCTATTTGTTGATTTTTATCTAAAATTCCTCTTAATGTTTTCATAGTTTCTGAACCCATTACAGGTTTTTGAGCTTCTTTAAATAGTTGAGAGTCTAGTTTGTTAAATATACTTTTAAAAGAATCAAGAGGAAACGTTACATTATCTAATCTATCAGAAGCATTTTTATACAGATCTCCTCCTCTTGATCTCCATAATCTTTCTACTTGGGAAAGATTATTTAATAAAACTTCAGCTTCTCCTGTAGAAAATTTTGCATTAGCTTTAGCATATTTTTCAATAATATCTGTTACTAAATCTATTTCTTTTGTTATTACGTTGTTTAATTCTTTATTAGCTTGAATAACTGCTGTGTTAGGATCTTTCATTAATGTTTTAAGTTGTTTAGCTATCTCACCTACACTAGAGTCTATACTATCTTTTAATTCTGTTTCGCTAATTTGCCCTGCTTTAAATTTTTTAACTAATTCTCTAACATATTTAGTGTTTTGACGAAGAGCTGCATTATTAGGAAAAATAGCTTCAGCAATAGCTAATGTTCTATCAGCAAGCATTTTTCCTGTAGCATCGCCTAAAGTAGGACGTGCGCCTTCACCTATTTCTTTTTTTATTAAAGCACGTTGTTCTTCTAAAGCTATTTTTTCTGCCGTTGCACGTTCTAAAACAGTGCCTTTTTTTGCTGCCTCTTCTATTAGGTCATCTACGCGTTGTGTTTCGTATTTAGGTCCAGGGCCTTTAATTACTCTTCCTATAGCACTAAACACGGGACGTAAAATTAACTCCCCTGTTCCCATTATTACGCCTTCTATTAACATGTCTTTAACTACAGAATCATCTTTCCAAAAACTACCAGCAGGAAGCCATTTTTGATCTTGTACGCCTTGAAGATCTTCTTGTAACTCATCAACGCCTTTGCCTATAAGAGCTGCTCCACCAATTGCAGTTGCCGCTAACGGTAAACTTAATCCGGCTGTAAAAGGAGCAGCTACCATTGAGGCAACCAATGGTCCACGGATTTCTGCTCCCAAATTAACTAAATCAAAATGTGTATATCCGGGTTTATTTACGCGTATAGTGCCAGACTTAGGTAACTTGTATGATTCTTTTATTTCTTCCGTAATACTATCTAAGTCTATTCCGTAATCTCCTGGACCAAATTCAATAGCAGAACCTTCGCCAAATGTTTCCTCTATAACTCGCATTTTTCCTTCACGATTATCGGCTTTACCAAAACGCCAACGAAAACCTATAGAAGTTAATTCTCCAGGGTTTGTAGGACCGTCAGAAACATTAGAAGTTTCGGTTCCTTGAGCAACGGTTTCTGGTTCATCATTAAAAACTTTAGTTCCTAATTTAAGAGTAGTGTCATCTACAACTTCTTCTTCTGCCTGTCCTTGAGAAAAAAATTGTTGCTCAATTGAAAAAAGTTCTTCTTGTGTAGGTTCATCGCCCGCTATATTTATAATTTGAGGGCCGTCTTCTGTTGTTATTGAAATTTGACCCACTATTTAAAATCCCATTCTTGTATTCCATTAACCATTTTGCCTTTTTGCAAAGTTCTAAAAGATCCATCTTTTCTAAGGTTTTGTTTTGTTTTTTCTGCTTTGTAATTTCCTATATAATCTGGACTTGCAGGATTAATTCTTGGAAAAAAGTAACTGGCTTTAGTTAAATAAGGATCTTGCCCTGGTTCACTAGGAATAGCTGTTTTAAAATAACTCTGTAAAATTTTAAATTGAGTGTCAGCAGCTTGCAAATAATCTTTTTCTTTTCTGTCAAATAAATCTTTTGTAGCATTTAATTGATATAAAATAGTTGATGGGTCACTAAAAGATAAAGCAGTTCCTGCAGTATTTAATATTCCTCCGCCAATAAAAGCATCCGCTAAAAATTGAACATCTCTATTAGAAATAGAATTTGCAGATTGAACTCCTGCTAAAGCCGCAGGAATTAATTGTTGGAAGGCTAACTTTACTTGAGATATAAACATTTGACGTTTAGCATTTGTATACTCTCCGTCTACTATGTTATCCCAATCTTCTTCTTTTTTTGCTTTGTCTAAAAGTGATAGACCTCCAGTTCCTTTTTTAAACCATTTTGACAGTCTTCCACCAAAAAAAGTATCTACTTTATCTTTAACATCTGAAACAACACCTTCAGCTCCTGAAATTTCCTTGCTATATTCTGTAAATAAATTTATAGCATTACTTAAATAAAGATTTCCCGCTACAGTTCCTTCGTAACCAGCTGTTATTTTTTTATAGTTATCAGCTTGTGTGTTCATGTTTTCTTGTGTTATAGTTCCGGATTTAACTAAATCGCTTAAAATTTTATTTTGTGTTTTAGCAGAGTCTGAAACAATTTTAGCAGAAGCGGCGTACAATTCAGGAGTAGTAACGCCGGAAGGTACGCCATTTGATTTAAGATCTGTAATTGTTATTGGAATAACGTCTCCTGCAGAGTATTCTTTTCCATCATACGTTACATTTTCATTAGCAACAAACATTTCAGGTGGCGTTTTAGATTCGTCATACTTTCTTGCTTCCATTGTAGCTAATTTTTGTAAAGAATATTTTGCAGCTCCCATTTCTATAGAATTGTTGTAAACTCTTTTTGCTTTATCATCTTCTGTAAAACGATCTCCAGTAGCTAAAAATCCATTAGCTATATTGGTTAAAGCATTAGGACTTGTTCCGCCCATAATAGCCGAACCTAACATAATAAGATCCCAACCTTTTTCGCTTTCGGTTTTACCTTTAAACTCTGGCATTCTGTCCATAAATTCTTTAGCAAACCTATCTAATGTTTCATTTATAGTTTCTTGTTCGTCACCGCGAGCTTGTTGTACAAATATTTCTTCGCCTGCATTAGACGCGGCTTCAACAACATTTGCTTCGGTCGCTGGTTTATTAGCTAGTGCCTTGTTTCTTTCGTTAAGTTTTTCTATTTCTTGTTGAGCGTTTTCCGCTATAATATTAATATTGTCTCTAGTACCATCTGTTTCATCTACTTTTTCTTTTGGTATTGGTATTGGAATGTCTACTTTTAATGCTTCTTCTTCTCCCAATTCTAAATCCTTGTAAAACTTAGTTCCTAATTCAGGACTTGCATAATCTAATTCTTTTCTTGCTACAACTTCAGAAAGAAACGCGTCATCTTTTCCTTCACCACGTAAAGTTTCAATAAAGTTATTATCATAACCTGTTGCTTTCCAACGTGACACAGCAAGATCTACATCGGTTTCAATTTCGTTTTCTCCTACTATGGAATCATCAATGGGCCGTGTTTCATAGTCACTTACATCTTGCATTTGTTCCATTACTTCATCAACAGGCGTTTTATTAGCATCTATAGATTCTGCTAAAGTTATAGTATCTTGCCCTTGTGTATCTTGATAAAGATTAGCGGCCCCTTCTTGTTTAATTCTTTGTATACTTGGATTATTTCCTTCTGTAATTGTTTTAAGAGCAACGGACACTTGTTGACGTAAATCGTCTTTTTCTATGTTAGGGTCTCTTGCTATAATTTCTTGAGAAATGCTTACAATTTCATTTTCTAAATTAGGTAATGAATCTACCATGTTTTTAATTACGCCTTCTAAACCAACTTCAGGTCCTCTTATTTTAAATAGACGATCAGCTGTTACAAAAGCAGGTTCATTAAACCAATTTCGCGCTGTAATATCATTGCCTCTAATATCTGCAAAAGTAAAATCTTTTATCGTTGTAGTATTATTTACAGGATCAACTGTTTCCCATTCAAAATCTTTTGTTACACCAAAAGGTGCACCATAAGTAGTAGCATCTATAGTTGATTCTACAGGTACAGGTTCTGCAGGAGTAAATGCTTTACCACCCAAAACAGGAGGAACATAAGACTGCAAATAATTAGCAGTAGTACCTAAACGTCCCCCTACATTTTTAGCTCTAACACCTATCTCTCCTAACAGTTTATTTAATCCTTCCATAGTATAATCTTGAAGTTGTTGCCCTGGAAAACTAGTATTACCGCCACCGTTAGCAAAACTAGCTATACCACCGGATTTCATTCCTACGGTTGGAGCAAAACTTTGTGCTAACGCTTGATCGCCCACAGCATTAGACAACTCTGTTGAAGACGCAAGAATACCACTAGGTGCCATAATATTATTAGCCTGTGGTAACGTACCACCCATGTTTACATTTAAAGGATTAGGCATCTGCGCTTGTGCTCCCATAGTAGGAAAGCCGCCATTATTAAAAAGTTTTCTATTACTTACTTTTTTCTGTGATCGTACAGGTCTACGCATTTCTATTCCTTACTGTGCTGGTGGCAAAATGCCAAACGGATCATTTAAAGCCTTATTAATTCCTAATCCTGCAATTCCTGCTCCCAAGAATTGAGAGAATGGACTTGGTGATGGGGCAACATTCATACCAATAGTAGAAGAAGCCGATCCTATATTAGGTTTAAAGATATCACTTGTATAAGAGATACGTTGGAAAGGCTCATACGCTTGTTGTAAAGCGGTTTGACGTGCCGCATCTAATTCTCTTTGTGCTTGTTGTTGGTTTTGCGTACCAAATTGACTCAACAATTGTGTTTGATTAGATAGTAAACCTTGCGCTGTCTGACCTAAATTAGTTTGTGCAGAACCAAATTGTCCTATGCCTTGCGCTAAATTACTTGCTGTTTGTCCTTGTTGTGCTCCTATATTACCCATCAATTGAGCAGCGTTTTGTTGTCTTGCCTGTTGATTAGCAAACGCATTTTGTGCTTGTGTAAAGTTTCGAGACATATCTTCGTAATACCGTCTGCCTTGCTGTTCGGTTAGATTTCTTTGCAATTCCGCTAATTCTAACTCACCTCTTGCACCACCAAACGCCCCTTGACCTACTTGGTTAGCACGAATTTGATTAGCAGCTAATTGTCCCTGACGATTCATTTCTGCTAATGCATCTTGACTTACAAGTTTAGCATACGGATCCATGTATCCTTCTAATTGAGCCGTGGTCGGTGCAGCAAAAGACGTGCTTGCTGCTGTACTTGCATCGGTAAATTGTTGTGGTATGCCTGTGTATTGATCTTGTAATGTTGCCAATCCTAAATCTGTAGTGCCTGCACCTTTAGTTAAATAAGGTAAATAATCACCAATACCACCCGGAGCTATTCGTCCTGCTGCTTCGTACGCTTGCGTTGCATAAGGATCTAGTCCTGCAACTTGAATATCAGGTATATCAACAGGTGTTTCACCTCTTGCCATTGCTTGTTCAAGTATTCGTTTCTGAACATCTTCGAGATAGGGGGCCTGCCGTATCGTACTGGTACTGAGTGTTTCTTCAGCCATTATGCCATTCCCCTTTCAAATCTATTCATCAAATCGTACATTCTTGCTGCTCCTAGATTACGATTTCCGCCGCCTGCATTTCTTACGGCTTCGGCTGTCATTACAAATTCTCCGTCGGAAAGGTTAGCTGGAATACTATCCGAGGTTCCTGTGCCAGGGCCTTCTACTTCTCCGCCACCAGCCATACCTGCTACTACTTTTAAAGCTTTTCCTGTGTTATTTTCTTGATAAATAGGGGCTATTAAAGGAGGAGGTTGTTGCGGTTGATCAGGTGCAGGGGCAATATTTAATTGTCGAGGTGGATTTTTATCAGCTTCTCGCGCCAGTTGTTCCATCATACGTGCTAATAATGGGTTTCCACCGCCCGTCATGATTCCTTCATTATTACTAGATGCTGATACATTTTCACCGCCTGCTATTCGTTTCATCATTCCTATTGGACCACCAGATACGGTAGCTAAACCTGTTTGTACAGGAGTTGGAGGAGTTGGTGTGCCTAATTCACTCGTTGTAGGAGACATAGTTGTCATTCCTTGAGCTTCCATTTGCGCTCCTTGCATTTGTGCGCCACCTGAACTTGCTCTATACGCTTGATTGTTATGAACAAAAGGAGATCCTTCTCCACCTGTTTGTAAAGCTCTTTGGTTTGCTTCCTCTAATGTTCCGCTTTGGCTTAGTGTTCCTATACCACCTGTTGCAAAACTGGTACTATAATTTCTGTTGTAAAAATCTTGCGCGTCTCCAAGACCTATTCCTGTAATGTTAGCTATTTGTTCAGGAGTGTACCGTGGTGAAATACCAGACTGTCTTAATAAATCATGACCGCGTTGTCCGCGTTTTTCTTCATCGCTTAATTGTGTAAATTCTTCATAAGCTAATCTTTCTGGATTTGTCATTCTTAACAATTCTTCTCTATCTGGCATTGGATCTTCTTCCTCTTGCGATAGATAATAAAGACCCACGCCACCCGCTGCCGCTGCTGCTGTTAAATATGGGTTTCTTTTAATCCAATCGTAAGCGTTGCCTAAAGTTGATCCTGTGTCGGCTGCACTTGCAACCGTTTCACCAGCAACATTTACATTGCCTCCTGCAACATCGGAATAACCACTGCCAGGTCTAAACACTCCTTTTTGTGCTTGCTCACCTACTTGCATGGTCTGCCCAGGTTGATAACCTCCACCGGTGTCCGTATTAATATTGGTACCAGTTCCGGTTCCGGTACCAGTTCCAGTTCCAGTTCCAGTTGCTCTGCCCACATTACTAAATGTGTTTGCTTGATTTACATCTGTACCACCACTTGTAGTAACAGATTGATTTAATGATTGATTAATAGGTGATTGTTCAGTTCCGGCACCTGAAAGTTGTGTTGCTTTTTGTTCAGTTGCTGTTACAGGTTGGTTACCTTGGAAAGTTTGTCCACCGCCAAATGTTTGATAACTTGGAAACACTGTACCAGCAATCTTTTCAAATGTGTTTCCTCCTGGTGCAAAACTTGATCCTAAGGTTTGTCCTGTGCTTTTAAAAGCTAAATCCATACCTCTTGGACCAAATATACCTTGTGCTAATGGATTGTTTGCTCCACTAGAAAATAAATTACTTGCTGCGTCAAAAGGAGCTAATGCGCCTTGTTTTACTCCAGAGAAAAACCCACTTAAACCAGAACCAGCAGGAGCATTTATAAGACTTTTTACACCACTACCTAATGCTGACGCGCCATACGATAAAGCCGCGCTTTTTAGAGCATCACCCCACGATCCACCTGTAGCTTTAGAATATAAAGCGGAAGCAACGGGGCCACCAATTCCTGGTGCTATCATGTTACCTATTATAGGAACAACAATTGGTGCTATCTTTTTTACAACTCTTTTAATAGCTCTAAATATTTTTTTAAAGAAAAACTCTGGTTGCCCTGTTAAAGGGTTAATAGAATTTAAAGAATTTCCTACAACATAACGATTAGGGTTTTTAATACCCATTAAACGCATTTGTTGGAATAATTGATTTTTTAATTCAGGATTAGCTTCTAATATTTCCGCAGGAACTACGGTTTCTCCGTGAGCAGCGTGAACCATATATTCATCGCCGTACCGTCCTAAAGTTCCTAACCCACTGGCAAGAGCTTGAATAGATGGCTCTCCTTGGTATTTAGGTGTTTGAGTCTGCATTTATGATACCTCCAAAACACTTGCGAAAACATTTATAACGTTTCCGGTTGCACAATTTACTAGAAGCGTATCACTTTCCTCTAACACAAAAGGACCTGTGAGGGACGAGGTTGCCGAAGCAGCTAATGTTTGTGTATCTATAATAGCTGTCTTCGAAGCCGAAGTATCTGTTATTTTTCTCAAAACAACAACACTCCCACTATGACTATTATACACATTTATAACTTTTACAATAGCCTGAGTTGCTGTTGGGCATGTATATATTATGGTATCTGACGTGCCAGAAGGTATTGTAACGATATTTTTAAACGCATTTGCCATTTTATTCCATAAACCAAACTACTGAACGGGAATCATCTTGTCCTTCTATAACTTCAGGCATTTCCTTAGAAGTTAAGGCCATTTCAATATCTCTTAATATTCTTTGCCACGCAATAGAGTCATAAGGCTCCGGTGCATCCGCAAAACTACTGTTTAATAATCGTGCCATTATACTTCCTTCTTTCCGTGTTTATAACGATCAGGTTTAATTTTTGTGCCACCTTTCATTATTGCTCCGTCCATAGGACATCCTGCCATACCGCCTTCGTTAAATGGAATACGTCCTTCAACGCCTACATAATTTTCTTTATTACTTCTACCACCAGTTACACTTAAATTTTCATTTTGAAAGGTTACTTCTGCTCCGGCTCCGCCAGTACCTTCTCTGTCCCAAGCTTTTAAGGAAACGCGTCCGTCGTCAGTAACATTTAGTTCTTGTTCTATTAAAATAGACGCATCGCCTTTTTGACTAAAAGGTTTTTTTATTTGTGCCCATGTAGAACCATCTTGCACGGTAGCTGTAACATCGCTTTCTGTCATGTTAAGATTTACTCCTGGAATTTGAAGATTTACTCCACCGTTCTTATAATCTCTTTTCCATTTCTTATAAACTTTAGGCTCATTAATCTTTAAATACGTTTCTTGTTTCTTTGATTTAAAAGGCATTAGCGTCTCCCATCTGGTCGTATGTCTAATCGTAAGTCACCTAGTGTCCATGCTACATCGGTTGTTGTGCTTTGTACACGAATAACTGCTTGACGTGAACGGGCTCGTACAAAGTTTTGATCTGTTGAAGATGTAACAGCATTAGTTGAATTTGTGGATAACGAACTTCCAGGAAAATTACGAGTTTTAACAACATAATCTACTGTAGCTCCTGTTCCTGTTAAATCTACGTCAGGGATAAGTCTGTTAATAAACATAAACTCATTGCCATCACCTAAATCAAAATCAGCAGATTGAATATAGGAATTCATTGCTTCTCCATCGGCATCTGTTCCGGTTTCTTGAATATAAATATATTCATTACCACCCGCAGATCCTGCTGCTCTTGGATTATCATGAATACTGTAATCTACCCAAGCAGTACGCACCATACTTCCTATATCCCAGGTGCCTTCTGTATAATTATATTTAGCGTAACGATCTATTTCTGTAGATCCTGAAGATACATAAAACCAAAACACTTCGTCAAACATACGATTAGAAGCTGCAAAAAACTTAAAGCTTTGATTAAGATTAATATCATCAAACACATAACGTAATACTGTGCACGGTATTATTTCTATTCGGCCTGTGTAAGCATAGAAGTTTTCTCTGTCCATCCAGAACACACGATCGCCTACAGTAGTAACCGCATTAGGACCTACTATAGATACATTACTTGCTAGTAATGTAAAACCAAATGTTAAAGGCGGTCCTACAAATCGCATAGCGTGTAAGTTTGCATCTGTCCAAATTAATATTTCTTGTCTGGTTTTTTGTGCCGATATAATTTCAGAACCAGAAGATATACGTTGTGCACCCGAGGTATTAGTAGCCGTTGGTGTCCAATCAAATGGTGCTTCTTGAGAAGACCATCGTACCAGTAATAAATCTTGATTAGTTTCGTTTTGAGCATTACAAGCAAAAGCTATTAAATGTCTGTCCGCACCGGAAACCATTATACGTCGTGTTATAGTAGGACAATCTGACGCACCAGATTGGGATGCTAAATCTGTAGCACGAGCAGTTAATCCTAATGTCTTATCCCAATAATAAGGTGTACCATCGTACACACTAAAAGCTAAATCTTCACCCCAATTGTCTTGTGACCACAATCTAATATTTTGACCTGTAGAGGCTGTCGTAGTTGCAGGACTTCCCCATCCTACAAAATCATTAGCTTCTTTTACAACTACACCACCGCTATGAGAAACATTACTTGTTCCTCTTGCACTTCTTACAACTCCTGCATCTAGTGTGTTTCCTGTCTTTCCAGTATATAAAATTAATTCATCTTCTATATTAATAAGACCTACAAAAGTAACCGTATCTCCACTTGTATGCCCTGCTATACTAGAACCATCAGAGTTTCTTGTTAAATCAGATAAAGTGTTAGAATTTTTTGTACCATAACGAATATACTCACTGTTTATTTTTATAGTGCCTTTATCAGGAAAACTTGTGGCACTTGTTAAAACAATTGAAGAACTAAAAACTGTAATATCGCCATTAAGTGTAGTAGAAGCTTCTTCAAAATCTGTAGCACTTGTTAAAGGAATAGAAGTAGCAGAATCAGAAATACCAGAGGCTAAAGTAGTAGCCGAATAACTAGAAACAACTCCGCCCCAAAACCCTGCTCCAAATCCTGTTCCTGACACCACAGTATTTAGACCGGTATTAATCTGATATTCCGCAGTAACAGAAGAACCACCACCATTTGTAGAACCACTACTTGCTGTTCCGCCTGTGTCTACTTTATAAGTGTTCGCATCTATAACCTGGGTAATTTGTTGTTCTTTATTTAAATCTGATGTTGTTAAACCATCAAAAGCTGTTGCTCCACTAAAAGTTACAAAATCATTAACCACCGCACCATGTCCGGCATCTGTAACTGTAATAATACCATTTCCTGCTGTACTTAAAAAAGGATTAGTTCCTAATGTTACGGTTTTACGAACAGGAGTAATATCATTATAACCACCACCTTGTTCTATATAAAATTTAAACTCAGTACCTAAACCCATAAATTGAGAGTTATCTAATGCTGCCCATACATGCAAAGAACGGCCTGTTCCTTGAAAAGCTGTACTGCTTAAACGAGACCATCCGCCCATTTTCTCTGGGCGACCTTTACGAAATCGAATAAGATCAGAATCATACCAACCGTTTTCACTACCATACGAAGTAGTTTCTCGATTAACGCCTGGCTTAAATACTATACGCGCTAAAGGCACTGTTAACTCCCTACATTAATTTTTCTAGGGCGACCTCTTTTGCGTTTAGGAGCCACCGTAGGAGCACACTGACATCGCGCTCCAAATACTTTTTCAAATAGCTTTTTAAACCAAGCCATTACTTATCTCCTATAACTTTTTACATTTGCATCTGTAGTCCAACGATTTACTCTTGCAACAACATCTACAACTTGCTTACCATCTACTTCTTTATAGGTATCAGTATGCAATGCAATAAAAGCGTTCATATCACTAGCACCATCAATAGCATCACATATTGCCTTATGGTCGGTTCTTATTGCTGCCATATATGTAACCACATCTGAAGGAATTGCCGTATCAGCAGTAACTTTGCGTTGTATTAACCAATCAAACCCTTGTAACAATCCATTAGCTTGTGTAGTTGCTTTGTTTTTTGCTAAAGTTTTTAATCCATAATTAATAGTTTTAGAACCATCTTCATTTAAAAGTTGATTGCCATCTTCATCTTTAGCATCTTCATCATCTAGTTTTCTATCGGCTGCTTTTGTTATTGTTTCAACTACTTTATTCCCATCAACAGCATAAGTAGGGTTATTAGAAATATAATATTTATTATTTAATTCTGCTGCTGCTGTAACAGGATATATTTTTATTGCTAATTTTTCAGAATCAGACATAGCATTTAATTCTGCTTTATCGTAATTCCTATTGTTTATGGTAATTCTCGAAGGAAACTCTCCATAAACATTTGTTACTTTATTTGAATCGTCTACTAATGCCCACATTATTCTTCTCCTTTGTTAATCACCGAGCTACTGCGTATTTAAATGGATTATGTGCCATTGCTAAGTATATATAAGTTCCACTAGAGTTCCAATTTTGTGAATTTCTTAATTTAAAACCATTGCTTAACAGGTCTACATAATCACTTGAACCACTTTCTTCTGCTCCATGATCATTAGCTAGTAATGATTTATCTGCTACATTATCTGGATCTCTAGCATTATCCATTATTCTCCAATTACCAAAACTTGAACTATCTTCTCTTTTACACATAATCCATGCAGGTCTGAATCCTGTATAAACAAATGAACCATCTGCATTACCATTGCCAACGTATGATCCTGATTTACAATAACCTTCTATATCTGCAAAACAATAAGCAAGATAAGTTCTACCACTATGATTTACATTATTAGCATCACCTAGATACACAAGACTGCTTGATGGAGTTGTGTCTGCCCATATAGTGGAATCTCCAAAAGCATTAGCGTTATCCATATAAGCATATTTTTCATTACCTGCACCTTTAGCATATACTGTCCAATTATTAGCACCATTACGTTGTTTAACCACAACAAAAGTTGGAGCAGCACTTAATCCATGTCCTATAGTTTTAGTTCCACCTGCACCACTATAAGTAGAAATAGAAAATGCACCACTAGGATCAACTTGTTGTGTTACACTTATTGAACCTGTAGAATTTGTGCTAGTTGTTCCCCCATTGGCACGCCACGACCACGAAGCATAAGTATTACTATTGCCATTAAAATTAGCATCATAAGAAGCCAATCCTCCTGCTAAAGAAAAACCATCACTATCAAATGATGTTAAGTTTGCACTTGTTACTTCAGAATCATCATTTTGAGAAAACATTATTTTATTTGTACCTCTGCTTGAATCTACTAATGGACCATTTGAAGCTGTGTTTCTTATTTTTATCCATGTAAGATCAGGTTGAAAACCAAGTCCAGTTATATTATTTGTACTACCATTACCTGTATATGTTTTAGCACCAAACAATTTCTGTGGATAATTGTCATCAGTTTCACTAGGATTTATTGCATCTGCTATTGGAAGGTTACCTGTACATATTGCTTTAGCAGAAGCACCATCATTATAATAAAAACTGCCATAGCCATTAACATCACTATTTCCACCACCTGAACCTGTACCAAAAGTACCTTCTTGTCCAAAATTAAACCAGAAACCATTACCAGTACTACTACCTCTATCAGACATAGGTGTATAATTAATGCCTGTACCAGTTAAATTAAATGCACTTCCTTGTGCAGCACCATTTTTATAAAACTGTATAGTATTAGTAGCAGACTCTAAATCTACTAACACACCTATTATATCATCTGTTGAAAAAGTTGCACCTGTAGCTGTTGAACTAGAACCATAATAAATTGAACCATTATGTGCATATAGATATGTATTAAAACTTGCACTACCAGCTATAGAAGAATTTGTATTAGCACTATTTGTATAACCATTTTCTTCTATAATACCTATCCAATTATTACCAGAACCCGTACACTTTCCTTCAAAATACCATTTATGACCAGTTACTAAAGACATAGTTCCAAGAGCAGTACAACCACCACCAGTACTGACTACTTTAAGATTGCCTTCACTAAATGTATTATTACTTCCACTATTTAAAGGATTCATAGTACAATAATTACCACCATTAGAACTACCAAAGGTTGGAGTATCTAGCATTTGATCGTGTGTTGCTAAATTTGCAGCCGTTAAGTCATTATTATTTCCAGAAAAATCTTCTCCGAAATCACTACTGTTTGTAAATTTGAGATAATAACCATTGTTACCAAAAGTTAATCCACTTGGATCTTTAGGAATCCAAACTCCATTTTTCGTTTCTCCGAACTCAGTTGGAGCATAACTTTGTCCATCACAAAGTATTACGTCTGCTAGTTGAACATCAACACCTTCAGAACCCGTACCTACACCAGAAAGACCACCCCAAGACTGTACTACTCCACTTTGATTCATAAAAGAGTAAGTTCCATCTTGTGCTATAGCAGTTTGAACAGAAGCATCAGCATATGTTGGTTCTACTCCATTTACATATAAACGAACTCTATTTGAAGCTGTTGATTGAGTACTGTCAAATCTTAAAACACAATGATACCATGCTGATGTATCTCTAAACAACATATCTGTTTCTATACGATTATCTCCAAAATTACCACCTGTAAAATTAAAATTAGCTTGCATTGTAGAGCCATTAGTAAATGTGAAAAATACATAAGTAGCACCACCTGTTCCAGCAGTAAAAACATTAGTACTATTCGTGGCAGTATCTGTAACACTATATCTTTTCCACCACCAACTATAAGTAAAAGTTTTGCCACTTGTAGGAGTACCCGCTGTTATTTTTAAAGTACTACCTCCACTTTTACTCATTCTAACTGAATTAGCTATTTGGTAACTATAGAAATCATCAGAACCACCAGATGCACCAGCAGCACCCATTAATGCTTGTTTGTTAGCTCCTAAACTCATTATGCCATCGCCAATCCTGCAGCAAATCCATAGTAATTAGATCCGCCATCAAAAGTTGTAAAAGTTAATACATCGACCCCAGAAGTTGTTAATGTAGGAGCAGTGCCTCCTGCCCATTTAGCAGAATTTCCTCCTCCACCATGAGCTCCAGCTTTAAATGTAACTGTACCGGCACCACCATTTGTAATAATAAGAGTTAAAGAATTAGATTGACTTGCTAAAGAGTTTGTAATTCCTACATTAAATGTTCCACTACCTACAGTAAATGATTGAACATTTCCATTTGTTAAATCTAAATCAAATGCTCCTGTTTTAGAACCATTAGCATAAACTGTTTCCGCATAATCTTTCATTTGTGCTTGTTTTACTACATCATCTGAAAGGTCAATTGCACCTGTTCCATTAGTTGCTATAGTAATATCGCCATTAGCTCCATCTGTAATTACAATGGAACCTGAATTCGTGCCACCATTTGTATCTAATTCAAGATCAAATGCGCCACTAGAAGATATTTTGCCTGAAGCAGCACCACTTCCTACAACAACTTCTCCTGTTCCGTTAGGAGTTAGTTCAATATTTCCGTTTGCAGCGTCTACTATTTTAATTACACCTGAGTTTGTACCTCCATTTGTATCTAATTCTAAATCATAGGCACCATTAGAAGATATTTTACCAGAAGCACTTCCGCTTCCTACTGCTATTTCCCCTGTTCCATTTGGAGTTAAAGAAATATTTCCATCAGCCCCATCTGTAATACTGATTGATCCTGAACTTGTGCCTCCATTAGTGTCTAAAATTAAATCATAGGCACCACTTGTTGATACTTTACCAGTAGCAGAGCCATTTCCAACAACAACTTCTCCTGTTCCATTTGGAGACAACCCAATATTACCATTAGTGTTTGTACTAGAAATAGTATTTCCAGAAATAGAAATATTATCAAAGGTTTCTAAATCTAATTTATCTGAAATAGAGATTACCTCATCACTACCATCACAATAAACAATATTAGCTTTTGCGCTCGGTATTGTTACTTTTGCTGCTCCACTTCCTTGAGACATAAGAATATTATACCCGCCAGAAGTACCGTTTTGAATCATAAAAAACGCAGTGGTAGTAGCCGGAGCTACTGTAATCGTACAATGTTGACTTAATGTTCCTGTAAATTTAATAACTCTATACATACCATTTTGAACATTATTAGCTCCATCAGTAGGAGAGCCTGCTCTTACTGTTAACGTCGCTGTTGAAGCATCTGATAATGCTACAGAAGTATAAGAAGCTATTCTATCTAATATATCTACGTTATAATTTGTTGTTGTTCCCCAGGTACCTGACTGTTCTCCTGTGGTAATTTTTTCAATTCCGTAATTTGTTGAAAATGTTGAAGCCATTTTATTCTCCTATGCTGCTATTTCTGTCCAACCTGGAGATTGCGTATCTGTTATTTCTGTCCAACCTGCATTTTGACCTGGAATAATTTCGGACCAAACTGTTGGCGTACCTACTAAACCTTGCGCACTTACTCCTGTAGCTACTATTATTACATCAGGAACGTTAACAGTGCCAATATGGGATGTTGTAAGAACACCAGATACTGTAGTTGTTATGCCGCTACCTTCTACTACAGACACACTATTAATAGTAGATGATGCACTTACAGAGGTAGCTGTAACCGTAACGCCTGTTCCTTCACTCACAGTTACACTACTTAACGCAGAAGCTGCTTGAACTCCTGTTACTCCAAACCCTAAACCTACATCAACGTTAGATACTGTGGTTGTTGCACTTACACCTGTAACCGACACTAATTCTTGTCTAACAAGTGCCGTTCCTGTTTGCCCTACAGCTTCAACTCCAGAACTTACACCTACTGTAATTCCGCCACCTTCAATAGTTGTTACACTAGCTATAGAACTAGATATTAATAAAGCGGTAGCACTGACAGATGTTCCTGTACCTTCAATTACAGTTACACCAATAGGCGTACCCCAACCTCCACTTCCCCATGTAGAACGTCCCCAACCTCCGTCAGGAAATACATCTGCTGTAACACCTGTTACAGAAACGGTTATAGATTGCGCTGCCGTAATAGTAGGACTACCAATAGCACTTGCTGCGCTTACACTACTTGCAGAAACGGTTACAGGTAAAAATCCTTCACTCCAAGGGCCACTTCCCCATGTAGAACGTCCCCAACCAGCATTTAAAGTACCTTCGGTTGTTACACTTCCGCCCATTCCTGAGTGATTAGTGCAATAATAATATAAATCAGGAGTAGATCCTCCTATTACTATTTGTGTGTAGGCTCCTGAACTTCCTGGTGTACCAGCAGTTGTTACATTAGTAGTATATTCAGAACCTCCGCCATGTGTTCCATCAGAAGTAGTAGAAAACCGTAAAGGATGACTGCCATTAGAACTATCAGATTGGTCAAACTTATACGTTACCCCTTCAAATAAATTTAAATAGGGTTGTTGGTTACCATTAATAAAATATTTGTTACCACCACCTGCACTAGCAACAGTAACAGTATAGGTAACTGTTGACATTTTACGCTATTCTAATTACCGCATTATTAGCATCATTAGCTGGATACTGAATAGTAAAATCTCCAGAACTTGAAGATTTATTTCCCCCAAAATCTAATACTGCAACTGTTGGATATGCTGCATGACCAACAGTTCCGCCCGTTCCTGCGGTGCTTAATGTAGAATTATAAATTACTGCAACTCTTGCATTACTAATAGTAGATGAAGACCAAGTAGTGTCTGCAAAATCCAAAAATGCCGTAGGTACAGAAGATGAATTATCAGCTAATCCTAATGTTACACTTCCTAAAGTTTCTCCACCTGCTGAATATCCTGTTCCACTTACTTCATTTGCCGTTGTATATCCTGTTAAATCTTCATTAGCATCCGTTCTACTTGATGTAAACATTGCTATTTTAAAAGTATCAGCCGCTATTGAAGAAGAACCTGTTCGAGAATGGCTCATCCAAAAATGAATACCCACCGTAATTTCTTTTTTATAGCTGCCGCACATTGCTTGATTAATTGCCATTTCACAATCTCCTTATAATTTCGGCCATATCACCATGACCTTGTTTATTAAACAATGCCCAAAGCGTTGTTCTTTCACTTTGTGCCATCTTATTCATATAATAAATAAGAATTTCTCTCAACTTTTCTCTGTGCGCTATCGCTTGATCCCGTATGACAGGCGGAGCGTTTTCACTTACCATCATAATTTTATTTAAAGCTAAATCAGCTATTTGTTCTGGACTATGACCTCCATTTTCTGAAGTCATCACTGTTACACCACCAACATCGCCAGTACCATCTGCTTTAAACATTACTGAACATCCCTTCGTAAGTCATCATAACGATAAGAATCTCTAGTGTTTTCTCCTTCACCAAGATTTTTAAGCCAATTAAGAGATTCCATATAACGATCATTATAAAGTTTCAATAAATTGTCTTCACCTTTCATAAAAGTGTAAGCTTCAACTAAAGAACCATATAATAAAGCTAAAGAAGCGTTTGTGCCTAACCATGTTTCTCCACTAGCGACTGTAGTTATAGAGTCAGGACGATAAAAATAATGCAATTGCATATCATAAGCTCCTGTAGGAGGAGGCGACAATAAAAAAGTTGTGTCGTTCCAATCTGCATAATACGCTGGCATTCCTGTACTTGTGCTATCTGGGTTATAATCTTGTAAAAAAGTTACTTGTTTATAAAGTAAAAACTCTACATTAGAACCGTTTTTTACACTTAAAGAATACGGAGCTAAAAAGTCTGTAGGCTTTGATAAAAATTGATTACCTGCACTTGTAGAGCCCTCTGAATTTTTTCTAAACACAGATAACTGTACTTCTTTTAAAATGCGTTCTTCTGCATTTACTATAAAAGTATTTAACTGATTAACAAAAGTTGTTTCTGAATTTTGTGTATAATCTTGTATTGCTGTTTTTAATGTTGTGTATGTAAATGCCATTATGCCTCCAATGTAACAGGTCCAGATGAAACGTCACCGCCTCCGCCTAACGTATCTCCGGAAGTTGCTGTTTCACCTCCTGTTGCTGTAATTGTATACGTGCTACTTGTTAATACCGTAACTGCAAAACCGCTTGCTGTCTCAATCATACTCGTAGAAAAACCATCAAAAGGTGCTGAATTACGAAATCGTGTTATGTCACCTGTAGAAAAACCATGTCCTGGTTGCGTAATAGTAATCGTAGTAGAACCAGCTGTACCAGAACGAAAAGGATTAAATCCTAATAATACTTCTACAGGCGGTTCTGTTCGCGCCGGACGACTAATACGTAAAGCTTGCGGATCAGGTTGAATACGTGGAGGACTAAGTTGAGGTTGTTTAGCCTCAAACTCATCTGGTCCTACAAGTAATCCATTCCACTCTAAAATCATAGTTTTAAGAGGATATTCTCTTCCAGACCTGTCTGAAATTCCTTTAGCGTATTTATTACTAGCAAAACGAGGCATCTTAAATCCTTAATGACTGTTGTGTTGGTACTAAACGTAAAGCAACTCTTTCGCTATCCTCTGCTGCAGCACGTTGCCACTCTTCATCATACATTTGTTTTAAAAGTCCTATTCTTTGAGGAGAACGTTTTACTGCAAGATAATAAGCTAAACCAGCAACTAAACACGGTAAAAAACGAAAAGGAACATCGGGAGTGTTTTGTGAAGTTCCTACGTCTTCAATGCGTTTTACACGATAGTATATTAATTGATCTGTAGAGTTAATTGGAGCAGGCCATACAGTAATAATAGGTGTTATTTGTCTATCTATGTAATATTGAGTAGGTCTTCCCTGGGATGTTTTATCAGGAATAGCAAGATAATCTCCTCGACTTATTCTTCCTATCGATATATCAGAACCATCTCTACGTATAACCGCTTCTAAGATATCTACCGTAGCTTGCGTATCTGTTAAACTAGGAACAGTAGTTACTGCTGTTACTGTTCCGCTAGTGCTTCCTGTAACATCATCTGTTGCTACAAAAGTTCCTACAGGCACCGTTATAGTGATAGTAGTAGCTGTAGGTTTAGTAATAACCTTAGCAGTAGCTCCGCTTACAGAACCTGTAATGGTTTCACCAATAGTTAAATTTGCAGAAGCAGCTACTGTTAAAGTAATTGTTCCTAAAGGATATTCTGTAATAGCAGACGTTGTAGAAAGTTGTGCCATAGTTTGTGTCACTTCTTCTACCACCCAAAGATTTAAACCACGATTAGCCCAATCTGAAAACAAAAGATTTAAAGAACGACGTGCTGTTTTAGCGTCATAACCTGTACGTAATTCTAAACCGCAACGTTCATAAGCTTCTTCAATAATTTCTGCTATACTTAGATTAAAATCTACAGTTCCTGAAGTAGCCATATGTTTATCCTCTCGCTATTTTTTCAAAAATACCTTTTTCAGGAGCTCCTTTATCTCCTGGTTTACGCATTTTTTCTCCTGAACCCTCCGCAATTCTTTGTCTTTTAGCATGAATATTGGCATAAAGTCCGGCACCGCCTTTTTTATATTTCTTTTTAGCAGCTCCGCCAGACATATAAGCGGATGATTTATCGTTAAAAGATATTTCGTTTTTATTTGCATTTCTTGCTGAAACGTTAACTACTGAATTATATCTCATAAAAACCTCCTATGTATTACCGTAAATCTTAATACATTCTAGTATAATAGTATAGGAA